AGTTGTGGATGACTACATAAGTACTCAGACACAACCTACAGCACCTCAACAGCAACACGTTGAGCCTGAAGATGATATTGACTATTTTACAGATCCTCAAGCAGCCGTCAACCGTGCTATTGAGAATCACCCTAAGATTAGAGAAGCACAGCAGTACACTGAGCAGTACAAAAAGCAGTCGTCACTTGCAACGCTTCAGGCTAAACACCCAGACATGCAGACGATCCTTGGTGATCCTAAGTTTGCTGAGTGGATTAAAGCATCTAAAATTAGGACTCAGTTATTCGTAGCGGCTGACCAACAGTACGACGCTGAATCTGCTGACGAACTGTTTACACTCTGGAAAGAACGTAAAACAGTAGCACAGCAGACTGCCAAAGTTGAAAAACAGGCACGTAAGCAAACACTTAAGGCAGCTAACACAGGTAACGCACGAGGCAGTAGTGCAGGAACACGTAAAAAAGTATATCGCAGGTCCGACATTATTAAACTAATGAAAACAGACCCTGAGCGTTATCAAGCATTGTCAAATGAGATATTGACAGCTTATGCGGAGGGTCGGGTCAAATAATCTAAAGGAGATTAATCATGGCTGACGAAACTTCCGGAACCTACTTTACAGCACACGCTGTGGTAGACAAAACAGCAGCAGGTACTTTCATTCCAGAAATTTGGAGTGATGAGATTATTGCTGCATACCAAAAGAATCTGAAGATGGCTCCCCTTGTCAAGCGCATTCAAATGTCTGGCAAGAAGGGTGACGTTATTCACATTCCTAAGCCTACTCGTGGTGCGGCTACTGCTAAGGCAGAATCTACTGCGGTAACAATCCAAGCAAACCTTGAGTCAGAGTTGACTGTTACTGTTGACCGTCACTTCGAGTACTCACGTCTGATCGAAGACATTGTAGAAGTACAGGCTCTCAACAGCCTACGTCAGTTCTACACTGAAGATGCTGGCTACCAGCTTGCTCTTAAGGTAGACACTGATCTTATCAATGCTGCTACTGGCTTTGGTGACGGTACTCGTACTCAGACTCCATCTTCCGGAGCTAATTGGGAGAACAGTAACAGTTATTACTTCAATGCTGCAACTGGTATTGATTTGTTTGATGCTAATGGCGGAACTGCCGATGTAGCTACAGGCGATAACTTTACTGACCTTGGTTTCCGTGAGGCTATCAAGCTGATGGACGATGCTGACGTTCCTATGGAAAATCGTGTCCTAGTAGTTCCACCAGCAGTACGTAAGTCTCTCATGGGCATTGAGCGTTACGTGTCTTCTGACTTTGTTGGTGGTCGCAGCGTAGAGTCTGGGCTTATTGGTAACCTTTACGGCGTAGACATTTACGTTTCTTCTAACTGTCCAACTCTTGAGACTAACGTCCGTGGTTGTATTTTTATGCACCAAGACGCTCTTGTTATGGCAGAGCAAATGGCTGTCCGATCACAGACACAGTACAAGCAGGAATACCTGTCAACACTGTTTACTTCGGACACTCTGTACGGCGTAGAAGTATACCGTCCAGAAGCTGGCTTTGTTCTTGCTGTATTTGACGAGTAAGTCTACTAAGGGGTCAGCAATGGCCCCTTTTCCTACCTCCTTCTTTTTTTCTGCAATAGGACTTTTCGATGTCGAACTACACTAAGACTACAGACTTTGCGGCTAAGGATTCGTTACCTACAGGCGACTCAGGAAAGATTATCCGTGGCGCTGAATTTGAAACTGAGTTTGATGCAATCTCTACTGCTATTGCAACTAAAAGTGACATAGCAGGGCCTACGTTTACCGGAACCCTGACCTTTGCAACTCTTTCTGATGGAGCTATCAACGTCACTGCTTTTGTCGATGAAGACAACATGGCGTCTGACAGTGCAACATTAGTTCCTACACAGCAGTCTGTAAAAGCGTACGTCGATACTACTGTTGCGGCAACTAATGAAGTTGTAGAAGACTCTACGCCACAGTTAGGCGGCACTCTTGATCTTAACGGTAATAATATTACTGGCACAGGTAACATCGACGTAACCGGCACAGTTACAAGTGATGGTTTGACTGTTGATAGTTCGAATCCTGTTTTTCAGGGCGGCAATGTCGCTTTAGATATTATTGACACAAATGCTGGCGGTAGTAAATCAATACGCTTTAAAGATTCAACAAACACTGAAAACGGTAGAATTGTCTCTACAGACGGCGACGATATTGCAATATACACAACAAGTGCAGTTACAAAACGTCTGCTAGTAGATGGGCCTACAGGCGACATTAGCTTCTACGAAGACACTGGCACGACTCCAAAACTTCAATGGCTGGCTAGTGATGAAGACCTGAAGTTTGCAGACAACTCTAAGGCTGTCTTTGGTGCTGGCTCTGACCTACAGATTTATCACGATGGCACTAGCAGTTATGTTGAGGACGCAGGTTCAGGAAACTTGATTCTTAAATCAAACGGCGCAAACATTCAATTTAGAGATGCATCAGATAATATAATTTTTAAATCAGCTCCAAACGCAACAACGCTATATTATGCCGCCGCAGAAAGACTAGCCACCAGCTCCACAGGCGTTGACGTAAGTGGCACACTGACTGCTGATGATGTTTCTTTAAACACTAAAGCCGTAATTGGGGGAGCAACTCCACGTATTGAACTTTTTGAGTCTGACACAACCGATGTAAACACTAGGTTTAGAAACACGGGCGGTACACTTCAGATCCAAAGCACCGACGATGTCGGAACCACATCTCAAACACGCATAGCTATAGACCATGCTACGGGCGATATTTCGTTCCGTGAGGACACTGGTACGGATGATAAGTTTTATTGGGATGCTTCTGCGGAGTCGTTAGGTATTGGAAATAGCGCCCCACAAGCAGGCGTCCATGTTACGCAAGACGCTACTCAATTAATCTTGGCAGGTGCGGCAGGCAGTAACGATAAGTTTATAGCATTTGATGTAGATTTAGTTGCTGATGTTGATACTCATTTTATAACCGTAGACCAAGCCGATGCTTTGGCCTTTGGCGAAAAGCTAAATGACAATGATCGTGCTATTGAAAATGAGTGGATGCGTATTACAAATTCAGGCAAAGTAGGTATCGGCACTAGTTCTCCTGATGGTCGTGCAGACATTGCTCAAGATCAAAACACAACCAAGTTTACTTCGCCTCACCTTGCTTTAACAGCTTCTGGTACAACAGACACAACTGGTTTTACGGGTATATCTTATGCGGCTTCTACTGTAACAAATTATGGTTGGACTGCTGGAGCATTACGATCAACAACTGGGAATAATTCCTCTTTTGTTTTTACTGCACACAATAACAGTGCAAGCGGCACAGAACGCATGCGCATTGACGGTAGCGGGAATGTTGGTATTGGTACCAGTAGTCCAAGTTCTTTACAATCAGGAGCAGAAAATCTCGTAGTAGGGTCTGGTTCAGGCGATGAAGGAATGACTATTTATTCTGGAACTGCCAACAGGGGCAATATTTATTTTGCAGACGGAACAACTGGTTCAGACCCGTACAGAGGACAAATAAATTATTTTCACGATTCGGATTACCTAAGATTTGTAACAGCCGCTACTGAAGCCATGCGCATCGACTCTAGCGGCAACTTGCTGGTTGGTAAGACTGCCACAGACAACGAAACACAAGGCGTTAGAATTTATCCAACAGGCCGTCAGTCAATAGTTTCTGAAGCTGACACTGCACTAATTATAAACCGAAGAACTTCTGCTGGCACTGTTGTATCTTTTCGCAAAGACGCCACCATAGTCGGTAGTATTTCTGTTACAAGTTCTGCGACAGCCTACAACACCTCTTCAGACCAACGCCTCAAAGACAACATCGTAGACGCACCTTCTGCTTCTGACGACATTGACGCTATCCAAGTACGTTCGTTTGACTGGAAGGCTGATGGGTCACACCAGAAGTACGGCATGGTTGCTCAGGAGCTACAGAGCGTTGCACCAGAGGCAGTGTCTGAAGGCGCAACCGAAGAAGACATGATGGGCGTAGATTACTCAAAGCTAGTACCTATGATGCTAAAAGAAATTCAATCACTACGTGCCAGAGTGGCACAACTGGAGACTAACTAATGGCTACATGGACTATAGCTAACCTTGAGCGTAACGTGGCAGACGGCGGTGTAACCGTTGCACACTGGCGTGTATCTGAAGTAGACGGAGACTACTTTGCATCCTCATACGGCACTGTAGGCTTTACACCCGACGCTACAGACCCATCATTTGTCTCATACGACAGTTTAACTGAGTCTGATGTAATGGGTTGGGTATGGGCTAACGTAGATCAAGCGGCAACTGAGGCGGCTCTAGCGGCTAAAATTGAAGCAGACAAAAACCCTACCTCCGCTGACGGTGTGCCTTGGTAAATGATAGACCCTGTAACTGCCATTGCGGCGGCGTCTAAAGCGTATGCTATGACCAAAGCAATGGTGGAAGCAGGACGATCTGTTGAGGATACAATGACTCAACTAGGCACATGGTACGGTCATGCTT